TAAGGTTGCCGGTTCGTTCAGGATGGTATTGTTGCCCCGGACAGCGAACTCGTCGTCCATCACCTCCGTGACGATTTCAATCCCTGTCTGAGCAGCAAACTCCGCAAAGTGCTCCGGCTTCATCATGTCCTTGGACGACAGGCCAAGGCATCGGTACGCCAAGCTATGCAGCGTCCTGAACCACGGGAAGTCTGTCTCCGGGTTGAGCGTCTGGAAGCGTTGGATCGAGCGCTCACGCGCCTCGATAGACGCCTTGCGGGTGAAAGAGAAGTACCCAATGTCCATGGGCCGCGTGCCTTGGTCCAACTCCTGCTCAACAACGTTGAGCAGGTAGGTTGTCTTGCCGGTGCCAGGCGGACCGAATATCTTGTTGACTGACATCAGAACGGAGCCCCGCGGTTCTCTTCTGGAGCCTCGAATGGAGCCTCCTGCTTCGCAAAGGCCGGAATGCGCCAGACCCGTGTTGCGCGGCCCTTGAGCCACACGACATGAGACTGCCCTCCAAGGTCACGAAGCCGCTGCGCGACTTTGGGTGAAGACAAGATCAAAGCGTTGCGCTTCAGATGGGCTTCCAGATCCTTCATTCGGAAGTACACCAACTGCTGCGCCTCATCAGTCCACGGCCTGCCCATGAGAATCTCATCGCGGTCCATGGCTTGATGTAGGTGCGTGCAGTACTCCTCGAGCAGTTCGTTGAAGCGTCCGGTCGTTTTCGTGTCCTCACTGGCCTCCTGGATTCGTTCCAGTTCCACCATCTCGTGCAGCAGGCCGTTGAGAACCCCTTCCCAGTCAGTCTTTTTTAGCGTCGGCGGAAGCATGTTGATGCGTTCCATGCAGGCCTTCTGGAAAGCCATCTGGTTAAACAGGCTCTCCGTCTCCAGTTCCAATCGTTTGCCGTTCACGTCCACGAACCACAGCGGCGGCTCACTGGCGTACTTGCTGAGCGATGACAGGCGAGGGCTATCCGGCCCCTCTGCTCCGATGCCGTACTTTCGAGTGCGGCACAGCCCGCTGTTGCAAAAGGCCAGCAGGGGCTGATCCTTGCACTTGTAGTGATAGGACTTCTTCGCCAGCTGCTTAACCACAATCTGGAGTTCGGAAATGCCGAGCGGAGGCGAGAAATAGCTCATGTTGTATTCCATGAGCTTGTTTTCCCATACCTCGGGGAAAGCCCTCTTGAGGTATACCCCGAGGCTGAACAATCCGTTGTTACGGGTTCCCTCCGGAAACCCCTGCAAACATAACGCCTGCAGGCACGGTGGTCCGTCGGCCATGAACTTTGAAGAGGTCTTAGGTGCCTCTGGAACCGCGAGCGGAGGGGTCTGCACGTACTGAGCGTGGAGCGCAAAGAACTCCTCGAGCGTCGCGGCTTCGCCGTCGTCCTTTATGGCATAGCGCAACGTCTCGTTGGCATTGAAGTACGGCAGGTTCAGGAAGTTTCCAGTGTCTCCACGCTCTACCAGTATCTCCGCCTGCTTCGGGAAGATTTCCCGACCCGACTCGCCTAAGAGCGCAGCGCAGGTACGCAAATACTCCTGCATATCAGAAGCTGGGATGGCCTGCGCAACAAAACAGAACACATGAGCGCCGCCGGACTTGCTGCGGCAGATGACCAGCGGGAGATTTAAGGACCGAACGCGGTTAACAAGAGCGCCGAGATCCAAAGGATACTGGTCAATATCAATGCAACCCCAAGTGCAAGAATTATCAGCCCGAATTGGAATAATCCCCAAAGAAGGATCGACACCCTTGAGGTGACGTTCCCAAAGATCTCGAACAGGTGGTTGACGAACCACCACAGCCTTCCCGGCCTGTTTTCCATTGCTTTTTGACCCCTCAATACGATAGGTGCCGTAAGCGATATTGAGACCCTCGAATATCGCCATGAATTGCGAGAGTGCGTCGTTCATTCTGCTTTCTCAAAAAAACGGGGGAAGACAAGTCTTCCCCCTGGGGGTCAGAATGGAGCGTTCTGTACCGGGGCTCCGGCCTCGTCCTGATGCTTGATTTGCACATCTCCGGACTTCACGGAATTGGCAAATTCCTTCGCCAGACGATAAACACTCATATCCTCCACAGAACCGACGCGCTCGATTTCCCAGCCGTACCACTTGCCCTTGTCATTCGACTCCTGCTGCGTGGTCAGCCGGTACACTTGGCTGAACATCGGGGGCGTGTACAGTCCGCCTTGCGACGACTGCAGCTTCACGCTCATCTGCATCGAGTTCCACTTACGAGATTTCTTCAGCTGCGTGCTCTTCATCACAATCAAAGCAGGCGCAGGCGAGCCATTCTCGTCGATCACCATCACATAGTGATTCGCGGTGTTCTCGATGTAGTTGCCGTTGTCCAGGTAGTCACGATTGTCCCCCGGTTCGCGGTGCGTGCGGCTAAGCACGTCCGATGTCGCCGGGTAAATCGTCACCGGAGCGCCGCTACCGCTCCCGCGAGGGGCCCACTCAATGTACTGGCGGACGTAGGCGCATGGAATAACAAGAAGCCCCTTCTTGCCGTCATACAGCTGCCCGGTCACGGTGTTGTACACCATCCCAGGCATTGCGCCGTCCACTTCGCCGACTTCAGGGCTGGTGGCCGTGAGCAGGCGCAGGAAGGGAAGCGCCAAGTCGTCCTGGTTCATCCCGTCAAAGCCGGACTGAGCATCCTCCTCGAAGCTCGTCACGGTGGTTAGTGCGGTTTCAGTCTTTTCTGCAAGATTCTTGCTCATATGTCTTTCCTCGTGTTTCTTTAGGACTTGATAACGGCCTTCTGGCCGATGTATGCGCCGAACAGTTCCTGGGGGAACTCGTTGCCACGCTCGATCTGCTCGCGAACCCACGCCTTCAAGGTCATAGGCTCTACCTTCTCCGACTGGTCGAGAGGATAGCCTTCCTCCCGCAACAGTCGCACAAGGCGAGCACATAGTTCGTCTTCGCCACGCCCGAAGCGCACCGAAACGACGTTCTTGATGATGTCGTCGAAGCCCCGACCACGGAGCCATTCGTAGGCCTCTGCGCGACGGCCCTCGGGGATTGATGCCCCATAAAACGGCTTGATTTCAATGCTCGAACCGTCCTTCATCCTAAAGGACTTCATCCCAAGCGTGGCCAAGGCCTCGGGGATGGATTCTTCAGTGAGTTTACGGTACTGGTCCTTGCGCTCCTTGATCGAAGCTTCAAGGTCTTCTAGTTCCTTCTCCAGCTCCTTGGCCCGGTGGGCAAGAAGACCAACGCTCTGTAGCGCGTCATCCTGGATTTGGAAGGCTTCTGCGTCTTTCTCAAACAAGTTATTCATCGTCAAACCTCGGGAACAAATCTATCTGTATTGGGATATAGCGGCGCTCTCGTTTGTCCCACTTGAGACACTTGAAGCGGCCTTTGTTACGGTGCGCTGCAACAGCACTCACAATGCCGATGGCAGTCGGGTCACCGATGAACAAAAGATAATCGTCGTCAGTAAATTTGGCAAGCATGCGCTTTACACGGGAGACCGTAGGCCCCGTGCTAAACACAATCTGTGCATTCGGCGGAAGAATAGGTTTCACATCCCCCCAGTTGAGGGCGGACGTGATGTTATGCTGTTCCGTCTCTGATACGACATATACCGTAGGCATGTCTTTCTCCTTTCTTTAAGACGGTCGAGAGTGTACTCTCCTCCCAACGAGGAAAACAAGCCTCGTCAGAAAGAGAGATACTCATGGAACAATTTTTAGCGAACTATCCATACAAAAATAAACCGTTCCTGCATCAAGAGGCCTATTTGGCCAGGTTCTGGAACAAACATGTCGCCGCTCTGTTTGCCGAGATGGGAACAGGGAAGTCGTACATGGTGATCAACAACATCGCGATGCTGTACGACCAAGGACGCATCAATGCGGCTTTGATCATTGCCCCGAAAGGGGTGTATAGGAACTGGGTGGACACCGAACTGCCTCGGCATCTCCCCGAACACGTTCTGCATCGTGTTGCCCTGTGGTCCCCGTCTCCACGGAAGGCTCAGCAGCGGGCCATGGACCATTTGCTGGATTCCACAGATGATTTGCGGATTCTGGTGATGAACATCGAGGCGTTGTCCACGAGCAAAGGGACTTCGTTCGCGAAGTTCTTCTTAAACATGTACAAGGTGTTCATGGCGATTGATGAAAGCACCACCATCAAAAGCCACACGGCAACCAGGTCAAAAAACGCGGCAAAACTGGGCAAACTAGCCCGGTTCCGGCGGGTGATGACCGGCTCCCCAGTGACCAAGTCCCCCATGGACCTATACCAGCAGTGCGCCTTTTTGGATGATGACTGCCTCGGGTTCAGCAGCTACTACGCCTTCCAATCTCGGTACGCGGTCACCGTAGAGAAGTCCCTTGGCAGCCATTCGTTCAAGAAAGTGGTCGCTTACCGCAAACTCGATGAGCTGCAGGAAAAACTAGACAAGTTCAGCTTCCGGGTCACCAAGGAGGAATGCTTGGACTTGCCCGAGAAACTGTACGTCAAGCGGGAGGTGGACCTGACGGACGAGCAGGGTAGGGTCTACATGGAAATGAAACACCTGGCGATGGCTAGCATGGAGCAGGACACGGCCAGCACCGTCAACGCCCTGACCCAGTTAATGCGTCTTCACCAGATTGTGTGCGGCCACCTGAAGCTAGACTCTGGTGAGGTAGTGAGCCTGCCCAACAACCGCGTGAATGAACTTTTGAATGTCCTGGAGGAGTCCGACGGCAAGGTGATTATCTGGGCCACCTACCGGCACGACATTCAGTCCATCAAGTTGGAACTCCAGCGGGTGTACGGGATGGAGGCCGTCGGAACGTATTACGGAGACACTGACGACGAGGAGCGGAGGCGCGTGGTCCGTGAATTCCAAGACCCGGACAGTCCCCTGAGGTTCTTTGTTGGGAACCCTAGAACAGGGGGATATGGACTCACCCTGACCGCCGCCAATCTGGTGGTCTACTACAGCAACAGCTTTGACTTGGAGGTACGACTCCAGTCCGAAGATCGCGCCCACCGCATCGGCCAGAAGCACCACGTTACCTATGTGGACCTAATGTCTCCTCGGACGGTGGACGAGAAGATTGTCAAAGCGCTTCGCAGCAAGATCGACATCGCTAATCAAGTACTCGGGGAGGACATTCGAGCATGGTTGATTTGATACCTATCAGGAAGGACTTCAAATACGAAGAACTTCGGCGGGAAGACGGCCCCCAGGGGCGTCGGTATGTCTACGGGGACCAACGCCTGCCCAGCGTAACCCACATCTTGTCGTCAACGGGCGACAAAACGGCCCTGCTGGACTGGCAAAAGCGAGTGGGGGACGAGGAGGCAGATAGGGTTAAGACGGAAGCCGCCACCGTAGGGACGCACATGCACTCGGTCATTGAGCGGATGGTGGCCATGCGGGACTTACCGCGGCCTACTAACTGGATGATGATCCAAGGCTATGAAATGGGCTACCGCCTGGTCAACACGTTCTTCAAAAACATCGACGCCATCTACGGGTCAGAAGTGCCGCTCTACTATCCGGAGAAGTATGCGGGCACCTGCGACATGGTAGCCGTGTACCGTGGGCAGTTGGCCATTATCGACTTCAAGCAGTCAAACAAGCCCAAGAAACGAGGGTGGATCGACAATTACTTCCAGCAGCTTGCCGCGTATGCCTTGGCCCATGACATTGTGCATGGAACCAAGATCGACTACGCGGTGGTGTTGATGGCCTGCCGCGACGAGCAGCAGACCATGCTTGAGTTTACGACCACCGGCAGGGATTTTAATCAGCATAGGGAGAACTGGCTGAGAAGAGTCAGCCAGTACCATGACGCTATGCGGCCTCTTCCTCCGGCGGAACCTCCGGAGCGGGAGGCTGCGGGGGAGGGGTAAGGCCTTTTAAGAGCCTGTCTTCGGGGAACAAGGACTCCAGCATCGCTCGGCTTTGCGTATTTGCAGGGCCGGGGGCAGGTGCTCCTTGGGCCGCGGGCCCCGGCGCAGGGGCAGCAGGTGCCGCTTCTTGGCCAGGGACCCCTCTGGAGGACGGAACAGCAGGAGATCCCTGAAAGAGTCTTTCAAGAAACCCACGAGCAGTTCCGTCTTTTGGAAGGTTAGCCTCAACCTCATCCTGCTCCGTCGGCTCGATACCCTGAAGCTGGGACTCAAGCTCCTCCGGAAAATAGTTCAATCCAGCAGCGTACATGTACGAGTTCAGCGCCCGCAGGTTCTGCATTTTCTGCCTGGGAGACATAGGAGCTGTTCGACGCAAAAGATTAGCCATCAGACGAGGATTGCTGTTGGCCTCCTCAAGGATAATCCTCATCTTTCTAGCGGGCATTTTGTCCAGGTATCTGGATGCAACATCCTTGAACTTAGAAGCCCAGCTCAATGACCCCGCGCCTCCCGGACTCGTTGCCGAGGCAAGTTTCAGGGCGTACTGACTGACGAGAAGCTCTTCCATCAAGTTCTGCGGGTCAAGTTGGTCAAGGCGAATGTTGTTGTTAACCGAATTCTCAATTCGGCGCATTGATCTCGTCAGCGAAAGGACATTCTTAATGTCCGAAGGCCGGAATACCCCCTCGTTTCTAAGAAGCTGCACGAGGGAAGGCTGACGTCTTCCAATAGGCGAAAAAAGGGCTTTTTCAAATGCTTCTGGACTAAACCCTTTATCCCCTCCAGCAGCTGTATAGGCATATTCGTAAACAGCGGACCTAAGCCCATCGATTGCCTGCTGTCGATCCGCACCGCCTCTTTTGGCGACTTTCAAGAGATCATTTATGCCCTTCGTAGACCCCTTTGCGACCGCTTCGGAGAGAACCTTTACAGGGCTTTTCCCTCCGAGAAGCGGAGACAGGTAGGACTGAGAGGCAATCTGCTTGTTAATCGCACTCTGTTGGTCTACTGCTGCCCTCAATGCATTTTCAGCGGAAACTGCGTTTTCCATGTCCGCAGTAAGCCCAAGCTTATCCAAGATCATCTTGTTCTGGTTTACAAACTCAGACAGTTTTGCGGGATTGACCCTCCCATCGGGCCCTAGAGCCTTGTTTGCCGCAAGTCTGTAGATGTTTCTTTCGGCTTCCTGTATGGAGTCAACGCCCTCTCGGGACATTTGAGCATACGGGGCAAGTTCTTCAGCAGAAGGGAGATTGTTCTTGACTGCGTCATCATACATACGGGACATGAGTCCCACCGCGTCCTCAACCTCAGAAAGACGGGATGCGGTTCTGTCATTTGCCGTTGCAAACGATTTCTGTACCAGGTACTCGGGTACTGCGTCCTCCACTATTTCATTGGCGTAGGTTCTGGTGTAGGAATCATTTAGCGCCTTTGAAAAGGCGCGAGCTTCGTCATACCCCGGAAGATTGATCTTTGAGAGATCATCCAATGCTGCATTGGACAAAGACCCAAACATTCTAGCGTCATTGGGAGAGGCCGCATCCCTGCCAAGGGCAAGAAGATCTGACCGAATCAGTACCAGGTCATTGACAGAAAATTCTTTGCCGCCCCTGATGTAATCACCGGGAACAACTCCGGTGCTGAGATACTCATCGGTGAGTTTTCCCTGGTTGTAAAGGTCAAGATCCTTGGGCGATATGCCAAGAATAGACATAACTTTCCCTCCAGCGGAAAGATCCGTTCCTTTACGAAGAGGGCCAACAGAGGACGCTATCTCAAGGGCTTTTCTCCGAAGATTGGGAACAGACACAAAGGTCCTTTGCACTCCTCCGGAGCCTTTTTGAGGCTTGGCAGGCACGATGCCCGTACCAAGGCCCGGTTCCCGCTGAACCATCCCAGTTCTCGGGCTTCCCCTTTCTGCGCGAGTCCAAAGCATCCTTTCGTATTCCCGAGCATTCGCCAAAGAAGACTCAATATTCTGCTGTACCACAGTGCCAGCGATCTTTCGGGCCTCATCAGCGGAGCCTACTGTTCCAATCCTAGAAACAGCCCGCGCTGCGCGATCTTCCGCACGCATTCTCTGGGCGTCTAAGAGAGCCTCAAACCTGTACTTTCGAGCGCTTGCGACAGCCTCAAGGACCGCCGGATCGCCGCTGTCCTTGAGGGCATTTATAAGCGCTTGGTAAGCATTTGCAGATTTTTCGGCTTGAGCCTTTACGTCGGTTGCGTATTGGGAATTATCCCTAGCGAGGGTTTTCTCCAAAGCTACTAAAACGTCAGAGGCCCGAGATCCGCCTTTTAACGTGGATTTGGATACTTTTTGAGCGGCGGTAGGCGAAACCCCAGGCGGAAGCGCTGTACCTGCTTCAAGCCTTTTGATAAGCATTTCTATATCAGCAGCGTCCAGCGGAATCTGTTCGTTCTGGTACAGAACCTCAGACAAAATATTTACTGCCCGTTGATCTGCAGCAGGGCCGCCAAATCCCACGGCAGAAGAAACTTTGAGCGCCATGTCCTTCATGCGCGGGGCAACACTGGCTGTGATCGACGAAGGGGAGGCCAATCCAGCCGCCGTTTCGGCAATAAATCTATTCAAATGGGCTTCTGGGTTTTTGTCATAAGCAGCCCCTCCCGCAACTCCAGAAGTTACAGCGGGAACAGCTTCTTTTCCAAAGAATGCGGAGGAACTCCCCTTTTCAAGGCCCATTCCCTGAAGAAATTTTGGAAGTGCCGTGGGTATTTTTGCTGCCGCTCTAAGCGCGCCAGCTCCTCCAAGCGCTTCGCCAGTCGTCTTACCTCCCTCATACCACGAACGCAGCTCAGGAGGAACTTCCGGTAAAAGAGATTCAAAGCCTTCCCCAGCACTGTATCCCGCAGCCATGCCAAGGCCTGTCCCAATAAGTGCCCCTGGAACCGCCCCCGCTGCCCCAAAAGGAGCGCCTACTGCGGCCCCAAGTCTTCCGCCCGCGAGAGCACCAGAAAGAACCGCGGATCCTGAGCCGAGTCCCGCCAACGCCCCCGTCCCTGAAGCTTTCGCACGATCAAGAGTTGAGGCTTCGCGTATCTTGAGTTCTTCAAGTTTTCTCAAATACTCAAGTTCTTTTTTTTCCTCTTCGGTTAAAGGAATGGCGGCCATTACAGTCCTCCTCCCATCTGCTTCCTCAAACGAGAAAGTTCAGCCCTGTCCCTCATAGCCTTTTCTTCCTCTATTCCAGCCTGATAGCCAATTTGGGATCTATGCTCGTTTGCAAGAATAAAGGCCTCTTCCGCTGCTTCTCTTCTATTCTTACTGGTCGTTGGATTTTCCATTATGGTCTGGGTTTCTTTTATTAACCGAGCATATGCTTCGTCTAGGGTACGGACAGCTGCGTCAAGGGATGCTTGCGTAGTAAATACGCCGGGGTCTTGGACATTTCCAAGCGCATCCCTCAGGTCTTGGGAGGAACTAAAGGACTTAGCCTTATTCGCATTAAGTTCGTTCAGAAGCTGCCTAGTCTGAAGCGCAAACGAATTTTTCCTCGCAAGAAGTTCCGGTGATCCAGCATATTCTGTCACCAAAGGAACTCTTGCTAACCCTGCCTTAAGGGCCCCGAGCCCCCCTACGCCTCTACTGTTTTCGTAAAGAGTCGGCTCTCGCTGGTCTTGGGTTTCCAAGGGAACTCCTCCGGGAACTCCTTCAGAAAGCTCGCCAGACACGGGTTTTCCTGTAGGAGAAACGCTAGACGGAACCACGAGAGCCAACGAGGGGTCTCTCGCAATCAAATCCTTTGCAAGAGGACTCGGAATATAGGAAACGTTGCCCTCAGAGTCTGTTGCGGGCCTGAATTCTTCCGCTACAAAAGACCTAAATACATTTCTCATCTCAGGAGCAAGGGTGCCATTTAAGTAGGCTTCTGCATTTTGAGCCAGAAAAGCAGTTCTTTCGTTTGCTTTCGAAGAGATACCTGGTATTCCAGTTCCTTCGCCACCTCTCCCCTCAAGTTCAAACAGCTTCCCTGGAATTACCACCGCCCCAGAGGCGTCGGTGAAAGTCGTTTTGTAGGTTCCATTATTTTTATCGTAGGTAGAGTTTCTCTGTACGTAATTGCCGTTTTCGTCCACAAACTCTTTAATGACGGTGGTATAAGACCCTGCGCCTCCGCCCTCTTTCCCCCCAAGTTCATACAACTTTCTTGGAAGGATCTCCTTCCCAGAGACGTCGGTGAAAGTCGTTTTGTAGTTTCCATCTTTATCGTAAACAACGTTTCTTTGTACGTACTGGCCGTTTTCGTCCACAAACTCTTTAACAAGGGTTTTAGACGACCCTTTACCCTTCATGTCTGCAATGTATAGCTGGCTCAGAAGTTTGCGAGACTCAGATTCGTCTCCACGAGCAGCTTCAAGTGCCGCGAGTTTGATTTTTTGATCTCGCTCGCGCTGATTCTTGGTCCCTTCAACAAGAATCCCCGGAACATCCCCGAAAGCCCCTGCAGCGCGGGCCGCGAACGAACCCGTCAAAGGAGTTCCGGTAGGGCTAACGTTTGCCGCAAAGTTGAACCCACGCTGGGCGATCTGCGCCAGCATAAGCGCCTTGTCTAGGTCTTTCTGTTTCTTAGAATCCCCGAGGATATCGCCGTACAGGGAGGTATATTCCCCCATACGCTTTTTAATATCCTCCGTATTGGGGCTTCCAAAACGGGAAACTACATCTTCCAGGTTACTTTTTTTTTGAACGGCTCCTCCATCGGCGTAGTACCGCTCATAGCTAACCTCACCGCCGTCGGCCATGTTCAGTGGTCCGGGGGCCGCGGGCCCTGGTCCAGGTGCCGGTGCCGGTGCCTCTGGGGCAGGCGCGCCGCCTGCGGGAGGCGTAAGCCCCGCCGCCTGAAGTTGCGACCCAAGTGCCTCAAGGCCCATCGGACCTGAGGGCGGTGCACCAGCGCCCGATGGCGGGAGGGGAGGAGGAGGGGCCCCACCGGGCGCTGGGCCCGCGTTCTGTGAGCCGGGGACACTGGCAATGCCCTGGCCAAGCTTGCTTTGGAGCAGCGTCAACACCTCCTCAGGTGTTTCCATGGCGGCCTCTTCGCCCACCAGGTCAGCCAGCTCCTTCCTGCGCGCGGAAGGGGACCGCATGTCCCCGCGCAAGGTGTTCATCAGGATTTCCGGAGAGCGTGGCGTTCTGCCAATCATCCTCCCGGATTCGCCCTCCTCATCCTCGTTTTCGTACTCCGGGGCCTCGTTCTCGTCGTCGTCCTCTTCGGACATCGACATGACCTTCTTGAGGTTATCCTCAAGGGAATCCTTGAAGCCATGCATGATCCCCACGTTTTCGGGGTCCATGGCCTTCTGAAACATCGGACGATTAAGCACTTTTGACTTCATAGGAATTCCTTACATAAGCCCTTTTACGGCGCCTGCTCCAGCCAGAAGACCAGTTCCAATTCCAGCGACCTGCTGCAGAGTGCTTGCGCTTGGCGCAGCCTGCGTGGACATCGACATCTGGGTCGTCGGCGCTCCTCTCACAATGTCGCTCATGAACCCCACGTCCTGACGCCCCTGCATCGCCTCCTGCACTGCCGTTGCCCGGATAGCGTCTTCCTGCATCTGCGCGTTCTGCTGCTCGGCCACGCCAAGGTTGAACAACTGACCCACGTCGGACTGTGCGCCGGCCTGCGCCTGTTGGCCAATAGCGCCCTGCTGGATGCCCATGGAAGCGATTTGCTGGCCAGTCTGCGCCAGCGCCTGCCCCTGAGACAGAGTCGTTCCCGCCTGCTGGGCGGCAAGACTGCCAATGCCTTGGCCAAGCTGTCCGTACAACTGCGCTTCCTGCGTGGCAAGGTTTCCTTGGGCCGTGCCCAACTGACCCTGCTGCAAGCCCATCTGACCAAGGGCCTGTCCAGCGGCAGCCATGTTCTGCACGCCCTGCTGCCCCAACTGGGCCTGCTGGATTTCCTGTGCGCCCATGGTTTGGCCAATGTTCGCCAGTTGCTGACCCTGCTGAAGGCCCAACTGAGCCTCCTGGGTCTGCATATTGGCTAGGTTCTGCGCTTGCTGGTTTGTGATGTTCGCCTGCTGGCCAGCAATCTGGCCATACATCGTCCCTGCCTGCGCTTCCTGGGCGGACAACGCGCCCATCGCCTGCGCAGCGGACTGCCCCAGCTGAGTCTGCTGGATTTCCTGCTGACCAAGCGTCTGCCCAGCTTGTACAAGCTGCTGCGCCCTCGCAAGTTCTCCTTGGAGTTCTCGCGACTGCACGTCGGTAAGCAGGCCTGCGCGCTGCGCGGCCATCTGCCCCTGAATCTGTGCAATCTGCGCCGGCATATACCCCGCTTGGACGAGGTTCTGGTAGATGTTCGCTTCGAGCCCGGTAGCGGCCTGCCCCAGCTGAGCCTGCTGAATAGCCTGTTGGCCCATTGCCTGGCCCGTCTGGGCAATCTGCTGCGCCCTCGAAAGCTCAGCCTGTAGCGACCTGGACTCAGCGTCGCTAAGAATGCCCGCACGCTGCGCTTCAATCTGGCTCTGAACCTGAGCGATCTGTGCCGGAGCATATCCAGCCTGAACCAAGTTCTGGTAGATGTTCGCTTCGAGCCCAGTGGCCGCTTGGCCCAGCTGGGCCTGCTGAAGCTCCTGCTGGCCAAGTGCCTGCCCTGCCTGCGCCAACTGAGCCGCCTGCGCGAGTTCCGCCTGTGATTCTGCACTCTGCAGAGCCCCCGCTTGAGTTCCAAGGGTGCCCTGAAGCGCGGCCTCCTGCGCAAGAGTGGCCGCGCTGCGCTGGCCGATTTCGCTTTGCGAAAGTCCCAACTGGCCAAGCGCAGTGCCTTGCCCAAGTTGACGCTGTTGCTGCTGTTCAAAGCCCTGCATCGCAGCCTGCTGCGCCTGCGAATAATTTTGCGCGTAGTCCTGCATGATCTTCTGCTGCATCTGGTCTTGAACGTTGCGTTCAAACTCAGCGCGCTGAACCCCTTCGCGAGTACCACCAAAAGCCCCCGCACGCACCGCTTGGGAAGCCATTTCCTGACGCGCAATGTCAGCCTGGCGACGCATCTCCTGCATCGCCTGACGTGTGACCGCACGCTGATAGGGGTTCATGAATTCTTGGGCGGCGTCAGGAGAATATCCTTCCGCGCCTTGGAGCAGGCCTTCAATGCCGAGGTTGATCGTTCGGGCCGCCTGACGCTGCGCGGGCATTGCCGCTTCTGAAATATTGCCCGCCGTTTGGATCCCGGACCGAACCGCTCGGTTCGCCAAGCCCATGTCAACGTCCGCCTGCTGCGAGGTACGTGCTGCTTGGTTAATCAACGCCTGAGAACGACCAAGGTCCGCCTGCGCGTATTCCTCCGCACCTTGTGCGGCGCGACGCATTCCCTGCATCCCTTGGCCAATAGCTCCCATGCCAAGGTCTGCGGCATTAGTAAACTGCCCCATTCCCCTTGCAATACGCTCTGAAGCAGCGAAATTCGGGTCGACTGCCCTGGCAGCGGTAAGCCCCTGACGAAGAGCGGCCTCACTGGCCGCAGTGTCCGCCTGCGCGTACTCATCCGCTGACCGTGCTGCTTGGGCCATACCCCGTGTGCCTTGGGCCACGGTCCCCATTCCCTCGTCCGCCGCATTGATAAACTGACCAATGCCCTGTGCAGCACGTTCTGCTGCACTAAAATCAGTGTCCGCGCCTCGCGTAGCGGCCAAGCCCTGCCGGATAGCAGCCTGGCTTGCGCCAAGGTCGGCGCTGGTTTCGCCGCGAAGCATCCGCTGCGCTTCGTTAATTCCGGCAATCCCACCGGTAACGCTGCCCGCGCCCTGTCCAGCCTGCTGGGCATAGGTGCCGAGGCGGTTAGTTACACGTTCCGCTGCCCCAAAGTCAGGTTCCGCGCCGCGAACGGCTGCCGCCCCCTGAGACATCAGGCCTTGGGCACGTCCAAGGTCGGCCTGCAGGTAGTCGTCCGCCATCCCAGCAGCGCGGCCCACGACGTTGGCACCACGTTTGATGTACTGGCTTCCCTCCGCAATGTCCTGCTGGTACTGGCCCAGCTGGTCAGCCGAGATTATCCCCTGCTGGTAGGCTTCTCGCGCAGCTTGGAACTGCGGGTCCATGTTGATGCCGTAGATGTCCTGCGCACCCAGCATCGCCAGGTCTTGGCCCTGGGTAATGGCATCTGAGGCAGCCTCGAGGTAGGGTTCGTAGAGGCCGATACCTTGCTGAGCAAGGTCCATGGCCTGAAGCTGGGTAGGCGAAAGTCCTGCTGCGACGTATGCGGGAAGCTGAAAATCTTTTTTAAGTTCGTCCTGCGCTAGTTTAATGACCGCAGCTTTTTGGGCCTCAACCTCCGGGGCCTCTCTGACGATTTGGCTGGTATAAGTAGTTTCAGGCATTGGACTTCTCCAGCGACTTCATCAAGGCATACATGCGAGCAGCGCCCGCACGCCGAGAGCCGTTGCCCGCGCCCCTGACCGCCTTTGCGGTGAATACAAACTCTCCGTCGGAAAGCATCGCTGGAATTGAGTCCGAAGTCCCGGTTCCAGGGCCGTCGATCTTGCCAGTCTTACGGGGAAAATCATCAAGCGTCATTTCCCCGCCTTTGGCAGCGTACTGAGGCGCGGACCCCGAGAGGTAGTTTGAGGAGTAGGGGTCAAACCCGTGATACCCAGTGGAATAATCTCCTCTTTTGAAGGCCCATTTCTCGGGGTCTTCTTCGAGCAACTGGTAGCCGGTCTTTCCAGCGTAGCGTTCGTCGATCATTCCCTCGTAGCCTGGCGGGGGACCCGCTTCTTCTCCCGTGGCGGGGTCAAAAGCCCCCGCCAAATACGCGCCCCCTATCCCGACGGCAGCAAGCGGGCCGTAGGTCCGAAGAAGTCCGGGGACAGCTGCCTCTTTTGCAAGCAGTGCCTTAGCAGTAGCGGCCTTGTCGCTTAAGCCTCCGGCAATGGCGTCTTTGTAGGTGCTGTCAAACGCTTCGTTGGCTGCGATTTCGCCCTTCTGCTTAATCCCGCCAGGTAGAATGTTGTCGTTGACCCATTCACCGGGCTTTCCAAAGGTCTTGCCAAGCCACGATTGTTCGACGGCCTTGGTCGCTGTGGTGGGAGAACCTGCTTTTGCCGCGATATCCGTTGCACTGGTGGCAGCGTCGGGAACCGACGCCTTTGCGGAGGTGATAGCCTGATTGGCACCCCCTTCGGGCAGGGGAGTGGCTTCCGGCATCTCTCCCGCGTAACTTTCCCCCAGCCCGGCTGTCTTTACCGCCGCAGATCCTTTCGCGGCCTCTGCCGCCTTGGTGTATGCCTCTGGAGTCAGGTTAAGCACCTTGGAGCCAATGCCCACTGTAGCGCCAGTCAACAATCCGCCCTTAAGCGCATCGCCAAATTTCTGGCCGCCCGCCCAGTTCACCAAAGTGCTTGCAGCCGCAGTATTGAAGGCCAGCGCCAAGTTGGGCATGGCCGCCATGCCAAGCGATCCCGCCAAGCCAGCTCCACCAAAAAGCGCGCTTCCCGGACCAAGGAGCATCGTTGCCCCGACGGTGAGGAGGACCCTTCCGATAGGATTTTCAGCTACTTTCTTGACGACGTTAACGATTGGTTTGACGACGGCTGTAACAACGTTTACAGCGGCTTTGAAGATCTTCCCAACGGCTTTGAAGAGCTTTTTGAAGAAAAACTCCGGCAGCCCTGTGTCAGGGTTTATGGTTCCACTTCCGCCCCTGCGGCGCAGCAATCGTGCCTCGGAAGGCGTGATGTGCGCCAGCATGGTATCTGGACCACGGCCCATGTCAGCCAAGGTGGCGAGGCCACCTTCGGCAAATTCCATGTTGTCAGGCATTTCCGGGCGACTGTTTTTCTGCTCGGAAATCTGGTCAAGCGCGATGTTTAGAGCGGTGAAATAGGCGGCATCAAACGTCACCGGGAGAAGTTCTTCTGGAACTCCTTCCGCAATGAATCCCTGACGATTTTCTTCGTAGTTCTCTGGTTCGCTCATCAAAGCGTCAACCATCTGCCCCATGGCATCAATCAGCTCATTGGGCATGTCTACGGAAGACAAAACGTCTCGAAATTCGCGTACCGTCTCTGGATCAGCCTCTTCAACTGCGCCCATGAGGTCATTGCCAAACCGAACCGGGTCGGCATTGGCGTACTGACGAACCGCGTCCTCGAACTTCTTGCGGTCCTCGGGAGAAATTTCTGGGCCAGTTTCTGGATTAGCAGTGGCGTCAAATTCCCCCGTCATTTCGGGAGAATCGGGCAGGGACATGATACCTTCAGCCATGTTTCATACCTTTCCTGTAATGTGCCATGGCCCGTGGGCCGCGCGCCAAGAAAGGACGCGAATATGGCACTAATAATGCTCCAAAACCCTAGTTTCTGTCCACTTCCAGATAGGATAAATGAAAATAAACCGTCGAAACTGAGGCTTCCACTGAAATCTTGTCCCCCGCCTCCAGGACACAGGGAACGCCGTTAAAAACGTCCATCGTGCTGTTAGGGGCAAGGTTATAGGACCTTAGCAGGTAGTATTCGGTGGCCGACCCGCTAACGTACTGAGAAACGGTGATCGCGGCCCTAGAGGCATTGGCGTTAGTCACCCTTAACGAGCTTAAAATCGCCGTATTGGCGGGCGGAACCGTGTAAAGGTCGGTTTCCGTCGTAGCACTGGGGGAAAGCCGCTGCCGGAAGTACTTATTTGCCATTTTTTTTAGCTCAAAGATGAGATATAGCCCACCGTCAGGATGACAGAAGGCGTTGCTGGACGAGTCGGGGAGGTCGCCGTAGGCAAATTCTGGAGAGAAACCGCCGTATTTGTCGTACTCCAGTAGATTTCGAAGTAATCCCCCGGGTTAAGGTCCAGATAGAAGTTAAGGGCGGCAATTAGACCTCCGTCCACGCCTCCGTGCGAGGAGGTAACGCTGTACCGGCTGTTACTGTCCGCAATGTTAGTGCCGTTTTTTGAGAACCAGATATCAACGTCGTGTATTTGGCTGTCCGTATTGATCAACTGAAGGCTAAACTGGGCGTTGTAAACCCCTGCGTAGTCCACGTTCACCCGCGAGGAGTTGGTGACATACACGCCCTCTGACAGGTCTGTCACGTTGTACGTGATTGCATAGCCAACAGTCGTAGATGCCGCCGTCTGGTCTTGGTCACTCCTGAAAGCCCCATGAGGAAGAAGGAGTTGCTGGGCACCTTGCGGCCCAGAAATGCCGGAGGGGCCCGCCGTGCCCCCAAACCAACGCCCCGCCCCGTCCGTGTTCTCGGTCGTGGTCGGGGTGTAGCTCGTGTTGAGTTGGAAAATGACCTGCTCAAGCGACCGCACAAGCTGGTTGAACTGCTCCGGGCTGTACTCCTGCGGGACAGCGTTGGGCAGGCGGACGTTTAGGATCTTGCTCATCTAAGGCCGTCCGGCTGCAAGTCTACCCGCAGGGTTCCATACCGCCACTTGGTGTCAATCTCGTCACTCTCGATCCGAAGCGAGATTTGTCTGCCCCGCGCCCTGGTGTCGATCTTGGTCGTCGTAGGCGTTACCGTGTATGGGTCCAGGGAACTAGGGGAGGCAGTGCCCTGCGGGTATGCCCGCAGCAACAGGTGGACCGTAAGGTCTCCCTCCTGCTCCTTGAAGTCAGGCAAGAACCTGCTCATGAAGAGCATGTTGTCTCCGTCGCCAATGTCAAAGTATCCCGAACGGATGTAGGCTGTTATGGCCTCGTCAACCGCATTCTTACCGTACTCCTGCGCGTACGCGGGAGACCTTCCCGCCGACAGGCCGTAAACCGTCGAAATAGTGCTTTCAGTGCTGTTTGGCAGGTAGGAGAACGCTGTCGGGTACTTAAATACCGAGGCATCCTCCCACCACGTCCGAGCCATGGTTCCAATGCTCCAGACCTGCTCGAGATAGTTAAACGTCACGCAACGGTCGATGTAGTTTGAGTTCTCAGAGCAGTACCACCATGTCACTTCGTTGAAATCGGAGTTCAGGCCCACAAAAACGCGGGTTCCTTGCACGGAATTGATGTCGTCGAACACGTAGTCCTGAACAGTGCAGGGAAGCTTTTTGGTCGTTCCGTCGAACACGTAGAACGCCTCTTGGCTCATCCAGAACGCCAGGCCGTTGATGTCTACCGCTGCATGGGCCCCGATGCATCCGCAATTTGCACCCAGCTGCTGGAAACCGAAAGTGTATGGCGGCCCGATGTACTGCATGCCGTGCAATGACGTGTCCGTCAGGATAAGTATCTGGCCGCGTGACCGGAGCGCAGTGACAATCTGATTGCCGTCCGTGAGCCGCTGACCTCCCGCGGTGTTGGTGGCAGTCTCGGCAAAGTTCCCAATGTCCTCCTGGGAGGAGAACCTCACAAACATGGGGTCTTGAGTAGCCGCAGTTCCAATCGTTGTTTCGGTCCCAAAACACACCAGGTGTCGATCAGGAGTAGAGACAAGGGCGAACGTACTTTTGGTAGGGGCTCCCGAGATCTGGGAAGCGCGCGTGCTAGGGCCTGCGCTGGTGTCCCAGTAGTATGTTCCGCCGTTCACGACCTGGCAGACCATGTCTTCGCCGTAGTTATCGAACTGCCAAATTCGAGCAAACAGGCCTAGGCCGGCAGCACGAGGGGTTCCCCATGTCCCGCCACCCCACACTCCAACGCCCCACCCAAAGTCGAAGTAGTTGATGTCTAAGCCAATCGAAATCTGGTACGCCCCTACAACAGAGGCTCCTCCGTTACCACTGTCAGAAGCATTGGCATTAACGGGAGCCGTTATGGTGTAGGTGTTCGCGGTCAGAACTGAGGTAACTTCATATTCGGCGTTTAAGATAGCCGAGGTGATGTTTCCCCCGAGAGAACTGGCCCCGCTAAACGTAACAAAATCCCCGGCCGACGCGCCGTGAGCGGTGTCAGTAACCGTAAGGGTCGGAGACCCGTTGGTCGCCGCAAAAGTAACATCTCCAGCGGCTGTCGTTGCCCGCAGCGGCGTGATGTCGTCCCAAAGACCGCCGGAATAGACGTACAGCTTTTTTGTTGTCCCCACTATCATATAAGGGACACCCGCCAGCGAAGTCCAAGACCTCGAGTGACATACGACGCCAACGAGATAGGTCTCAAGCTGCTCGAACCACGTCCAGCCGCCTACCTTTTCTGGAAGTCCGTAGCGAAAACGCACGTAGTCGCAGTCGGTCCAGCCACCTTCCGCTCCGTACTCTGTATTTTGTTTGTCTATGCCCGGCTTTAGTGCCAAACGAAGAAGAGCCATGACCGCACTCCTTAGGCCGCCACCGCCTTGATGACCGCAAAGTTAAAAACCGGCTGCTCTGTCGTTGTTCCGCCAGTTGTAGCAAATGATATGCGAAACGAACCCGCAGCTACCGCCGTGACGTGCATCATGTACAGGTCCGTCCCACTCTTCTGGCTGAGAACAACCACATCAGTCGCAGCCACCGTGCTATTGGTTACGGTAAAGCTCTGCCAAGTCGCCGTGCCTGCCGCAGAGACCAGCGTAATCGCGCCGTTCGTCTTGTTCAGCGTGACGCCTGTCGTTCTGCTTGTGGCCTGAGTAACTGCGCCACCCGTCCCG